TGGGTGTAGAAACGATTCGAAGATTTTTTTGGATCACACCTTTAAATTTTTTGATGAAGTATTTTTTCCTTACCTAGAAGAAAATAATATCAAGACGATTCTTCACTTAGGTGATATGATGGATCGAAGAAAGTTTGTCAACTTCAATACTCTTAGCAGAGTCCGCAAAGACTTCGTTGAAAAAATCGAAGACTTGGGTATTGATTTTCATTGCGTGATCGGCAATCACGACACATACTACAAGAACACGAATGAACTAAACTCTCTTCGTGAGTTGTTTAGTGATCGGTATAATCACATTCACATCTACGAGCATCCTGTGGAACTCGATTTTGATTCATTCAAGATCGCTATGGTTCCTTGGATGGCCAAGCAAAACAAAGAAGAGTGTTTGGAGTTTCTCAAGAATACGGAAGCATCTTGGGTGGGTGGTCACTTTGAACTTGATGGGTATCAAGTATTCCGAGGGATTGACTTTGATGGTGGTATGAATGACCACTTCCTTTCTAGATTCGAAGAGGTTATGTCTGGACACTTCCACATTCAAAGTTACAGGAAGAACGTCCACTATATCGGAACACAATACCAACTGACTTTTTCTGATTTGGGCGAGAAGAAAGGTTTTTGGATTCTAGACACAGAGACGAGAACAAAGGAGTTCGTCGAGAATCCTTTCAGCATGTTCCATCAAATTGAATATGATGATGTTCATGATGACATTACTAAATTCCTGAAGAAAGATTTCTCGATGTACGAGAACGCATACGTTCGAATACTCGTACATAATAAAAGCAATCCGTATCTCCTTGACAAACTAATGGACACACTGTATGCTAATGGTGTTCAGTCAGTCACGGTGATCGAGGACGTAAAAACCGGCGATCTCAGTGAGGATGAGCAAGTAGATTTGTCGAAGGATACATTGACTTTGATTACGAATGAGGTTGATACTTTCGAGATGGAAAGATCGACTAAAATTAAAGAAAAAATTCAAACCCTATACATGGAGGCACTCACGATATGAGCGAAGAATCAAAAGGTCTTGGTGATTCGGTAGAAAAGTTTACCAAAGCAACTGGAATAAAGAAAGTTGTGGACAAAGTTGCAAAGGCAACTGGTAGAGATTGCGGACTTTGGTTCATTCGGTAATGTTGAAACTGAGATTGATCTAGATGAAAACAGAATGACTCTTGTTTCTGGTAGTAACGGAAACGGAAAGTCATTTGCTTTGTTGGACTCTATTACATTCGCATTGTTCGGCAAGCCATTCCGCAAGATTAACATCCCACAACTTCCTAACTCGATCAACCAAAAGAATTGCGTTGTCGAGATCGAGTTTTCTATTGGTAGTTCAGACTACAGAGTTATCCGTGGTCTTTCTCCCAAGAAGTTTGAGATTTACAAAAACGATGAACTGCTCAACCAAGATTCAAAGGCGAAAGACTACCAGAAGATGCTTGAGGATCAGATACTCAAGATGAACTACAAGTCTTTTACGCAGGTGGTTATTCTTGGTAGTTCGTCTTTTGTTCCCTTTATGCAGTTATCAGCTGCGGATAGACGGAACGTCATCGAAGATATTCTAGACATCAACATTTTCTCAGGTATGAATAGTATCTTAAAGGGGAAGGTGTCGGTGATGAAAGAAAATCTAAGAGACAAAACCACCTCAGTTGAAATTGAAGACGTAAAGATTGACAAACAAAAGAATCTAATCGAGTCGATTCAGTCTCGATCTGATTCTATGGTTGAGTCTTTACAGAAAGACATCGTGTCTTCTGACGCACACCTTAAGAGTCTGGAATCTGATGTTGACCAACTCACGGAGTGTTGTGATAATCTACTTGCCAACCGAAAGAGTCTAGGTACGGTTCGTGATAAGATGAACAGACTAGAAGTTCTTGAGTCCCAAATCAAAAAGAACATCCAGAAATACAAGAACCAAATTTCATTTTATGAGAAAGAAACAAACTGCCCAACATGCAAGCAAGAAATAAGTCAAGATGTTAGAGATGAAACTGTAACCAAACGATCGTCCAAACTCGACGAACTGGAATCTGCATTGAGGGATCTAGAAGAAAAGAAAAAAGAAACGATAGAGGAATTGGATAATGCAATCTCGCAAAATAAAGAAGTTGAAAGGGTCCAGAAGAAAATCTCAGAAAAGCAGTATGAGATTAACAACACGCGGAAATACGTCAGGAAAGTTGAAGCGCAGATACGGGAGATCAAAGATGGATCGAACTCACTAGAAAAAGAAAATGAAACTTTAATCAAGCATGAGGCCACAAAGAGTATCATGGAAACTGAACTCGAAGAAATCAAAATTGATATGACTGATTATGGTTTTATTCAGGATCTACTCAAGGATAGTGGTATCAAGTCTAAGATCATCAAGCATTATTTGCCGCACACCAATAAACTCATCAATAAGTATTTGACAGCAATGAATTTTTATGCTAACTTTACCCTTGATGAGAATTTCAACGAGACGATTAAATCAAGACACCGCGACGACTTCAGTTACATGAGTTTCAGTGAAGGTGAAAAGATGAGGATTGATCTTGCTCTGCTCCTGGCTTGGAGAGAGATCGCAGCAATGAAGAACAGTGTAAGCACCAACATTCTAATTCTTGACGAAGTATTTGATTCGTCTTTAGATTCTGTTGGCACCGAGGAGTTCACAAAGTTGTTAGAAACATTGGCGGCAAAGAACAACATTTTTGTGATCTCACATAAGTCAGATCAGATGTCGGACAAGTTCCCAAACCACATGCGTTTTGAAAAGAAGAATAACTTTAGCCGATTGGTAAAAGAAAATGACTAGAGTAAAACGAGGCGACAACATTGAAAAGATCCACTATGGTCCCGAACCCGAGTGGAATGGTGTAGACTACTCCGACAGGGAGGAACTACTGTGGGTAATCCAAAAAGCAATGAACTGGTATCACGCGATGTCAAGTTCAAATAAAAACAAAAAGTGGTATCTTGATTACCTAATGAAGAACGGTGTCAAGAAGACCGAAATCATGAGGTACTCACATGAATCAAAAGCAAACTACGATGCGGTGGGTGGATACTGTAGAATGTATCTTCTCGGTCTTGATCTACCAGAAGAAATTCTAAACAGGATAAACAATTTTACCGAGACTATTAAATCGAACTACGCCCGACGAAGAATCTCAACGGAAGAGAAAATCGAAAAGGTAGAAGTTCTTTCAATTCAGGATCGGATCCGCAATCAGGTAAGTGATCTATGTTTTATTCTCGACCAGAAGTTTGATGCTTTTATTGAAAAGTTAAAGAACAAAGAATCTGTGCGAGGGTGGAATATGTCTGACTTTTGTAGAGAAAACAAAGTCAAGAAACCACAGGCTAAGTTGTTGCATGAATACTTCAAGCCTCAGATGGACGAGATCCGACTTGCATATGACAAGGTAGACAAGGATATCAAAGAAGGTTGGTCATTTCTGACACGACCAAATCTGCGGAAACTGCTCGTTCAATATGAAGATGTGATTAATCATTGTGAGCAAGTTATCAACCATGCCCCGAAGAGAAGGCAGGCAAAGAGAAACCCTGATCGAATGATTAAGAATCTTCGGTACGCTAAGACTTTCGGTGAGTTGGATCTGGTTTCAAAGAATCCAAAGAAACTGATTGATTCCAAGTTTATCGTTCTCTACAACACCAAGACGAGAGAACTGACTATCCTAGAATCTTTTGATAAAAAGAGTACCATGTATATAAAAGGAACTACTGTTTTTGGTCACTGCGAAAAGAAGTCCAAGAAAAAGGTTGTCCGAAAACCAGAAACTTTCGTAAAGAGTTTGCAAAACAGCAGTAAGCGTGTTATACTAGATGAGTTCAACCGACTGGGGACAAAGGAGTCCCTTCCAAGTACGCGGATGAACCCGAATACTATTATCTTGCAGGTTCTATAATGATACTCGTTGACAATAACCAAATAATTTTGAGCGCACTCTTTGCCCAGATGAAGTCCACTGGTGAAGTAGACGAAAATTTGGTTCGATATATGACACTTAACATGTACCGTCTGATTAGATCCAAGTTCAAGAAGCAGTACGGGGATATGATTCTGTGCCATGAGTCCAAGAATTCATGGAGACGAGATCATTTCGATGAATATAAGTTGAATCGGAAGAAGCAAAAGGAAACCAGTTCAATGGATTGGGATGAGATCCATGCCATCCTTGAACGAATCCGACAGGAAGTCAAAGAAAACTTTCCGTACAAGAATATGCGTGTTGATCGGTGCGAGGGGGACGACATCATTGCTGTTCTTACACGGAGGTTTCATTTGGATGAGGAGATTGTAGTTGTCTCATCTGATAAAGACTTCCAGCAACTACAGAAGTACGACGGGGTTGTTCAGTATTGCCCCCGCAAGAAGAGATTTCTCAATTGCGATAACCCTGACTATTTTCTGTTTGAACATATTGTAACGGGTGATAGCTCGGATGGTATTCCGAATGTCTTCTCTGACGACGATACATTTGTCACCGAGGGAAAACGACAGAATCGTATTATAAGGAAGAATCTTGATATCTGGTATCACAACCAGAAAGACTTCTCGAAGACCTGTCAACATGGATGGAATAGAAACAAGATTGTCATTGACTTTGATGAGATTCCAGAGTATATTACAGACTCGATCAACGCAGAGTATGACAACTGCAACAAAGGAAAGAACGATGTGTTGAACTATTGCATTCGACACAAGCTAAAGAACCTTATGGAAAATCTAAATGATTTCTAGGAGAAACTGAATATGGGAAAGCAATACACAGACTACAATGGTGAAGATGGTGAGTTTTATGATAGAAGACTCAAGAAGAAACAACTTCGAAGAAACCATCGACACAAAGATAGGGAAGTCCTCCGCGACATCGCAAAGGGACAATATGATGTTGAAGACATTGATGAACTCCTCCAAGAAGAGGAAGAATATTGAAAGGAACTGCCCAAATGGCAACCGCTACTGTAATGAATCTATCGCGTGAAACACTCTCGATCCTTAAAAACTTTTCGAGTATCAACTCAAACATTTTGATTAGTCCGGGCAGTCGCCTCCGTACGATCTCTCCGGCTAAGAATGTTCTCGCCGAAGCAACTGTCGAAGAACACTTCGATACGCAAGTTGCTCTCTGGGACATGAACAAGTTCCTTGGCACAGTTTCTTTGTTGAAAGATCCCGTCTTCGAGTTCAATGAGAATCATGTTGTCATCACTGGTGAGAACGGTTCTAGTGTCAAGTATTTCTATGCGGAACCGAAACTGATTACCAGTGTTGAGAAAGAAATCAATCTACCTGAAACGGTAATTGAATTTGATCTACTGGAGTCACAGTTCTCTGAGATCCAGCGTGCGTCGTCCGTCCTCGGACTTCCTGATCTTTGTGTCAAGTCTGATGGCGATAAGACAAACCTCGTCGCTATGGACAAGCAGGATGCAGGATCAAACAGTTACTCCATCGCAGTTGGTGACAACTCTACAGGAGCAGACTTTACTATGTTCTTCAAGGTCGAGAACCTCAGAGTTCTTGGTGGTGATTACCATGTGGAAATTACTGAACGTGTTGTGAGTAAGTTCACTCACAAGAACCTTGATCTTTCTTACTGCATCGCACTTGAATCGGACTCGACATACGATGGATGAATTTCTCTGGGTAGAAAAGTATCGGCCTCAAACCATTGAGGATTGTATTCTTCCTTCTAAACTGAAAGAAACTTTTCAGGAGATGGTTCGTGAAGGTGAAGCACAGAATCTTCTACTCGCCGGTAAGCCGGGGTGTGGTAAGACCACTGTTGCCCGTGCCTTGGCGAACGATCTAGGAAGTGAATACATTCTAATCAACTGTTCCGAGGATGGTAACATCGACACGCTGCGAACAAAGATTCGTAACTTTGCAAGCACAGTTGCACTTACGTCCGCTAAGAAGTTGGTCATCCTTGACGAGTTTGATTATTCAAATCCACAGTCAACTCAACCTGCTCTCCGTGGATTCATCGAGGAGTTCTCGAAGAACTGTCGATTCGTCTTGACTTGTAACTACAAGAATCGAATCATTGAACCTCTGCATTCTCGATGCACGGTTCTTGACTTTAAGATTCCCTCCAAGGAGAAGCCGAAGTTGGCAATGAAAGTCCTTGGTCGGGTTAAGCATGTGCTGACTGAGGAAGGTATTGATTTCGAAGAGGAAGTCGTTGCTAAGTTGATTATGAAGCACTTCCCTGATATCCGTCGTGTCCTAAACGAACTACAGCGTTACGCTGGTTCTGGAAAGATCGACGTTGGTATCTTGAGTAATCTGGGGGAGGTTTCTGTTAAGGAACTCGCTGGGTTTATGAAGTCCAAGGAGTTTTCCAATGTACGCGGGTGGGTTGTGGAGAATCTGGATAATGACCAGACAACTATTTTTAGAAAAATCTATGATTCCCTATACGATTATTTCTCTCCACAATCCATTCCGTCTGCTGTTCTGATCTTGGCAGACTACCAACACAAGGCAGCGTTCGTTGCTGACCCAGAGATCAACCTGACTGCATGTTTTACTGAACTTATGTTGGAGTGTGAACTGAAATGAGTGAAGCGTTTAAAGCAACGAGAGGAAAGATCGCAATCAAGCGAACTGATTCATCCCCGAAGAACGAAGGTTCTATCATCTATGAACAAGATGAAAGTCCAAAGTTCAAGACGGGAACTGTGTTTTCTGTGGGTGAACCTGAGATCGAAAAGAATGGAACATCTATTCCGTGTCCAGTCAAAGTGGGAGATCATGTTCTGTACACACTTGAGCATGGATTCATGTCGATCGGTGGATTTGATATGATTCAGCAAATCGGTTTGATTGCTCTTTGTGACGAGGGGACATCTGTCCAATGAATCTAAGTGAAGTTCTGAACTCAATCAACCACAAAAAAGAATCCATCATGGACGAGGATCACTTGGCTGAGAAAGAGTACGTTCCCTTCGTAGTCAACAAGTGTTTGTCTTACTTCTCAGACACAATCTTTCATGTCAATGAAATGAATCTGCGTCCGAACATGGATAAGAAAATGCAATACGACTTCCTCTTGCAATCAGTTCGCAAGAGGAAGCGTTTCAGTAAGTGGATGAAGAAGGATAAGTCGGATGATCTTCAACTTGTCATAGATTATTACAACGTGAACAAGAAGAAAGCAGAGGAATACATCGAGATTCTAGGGGAGGATGGAATCGAAACCCTTCGAGAAGCATCGAAAAAGGGGGGTTAAATCATCAAAATACTACATATTGATGTAGTATGGAGATGATACATGGAAAAAATTGATATAAGTGTGGATGATTTAGTTGAAATCACACTTAGAGAGAAAGATGATTTTCTCAAAGTGAAAGAGACTTTAACTAGAATGGGAGTAGCCTCCCGTAAAGAAAAAAAACTATACCAGTCTTGTCATATTCTACACAAGAGGGGCAAGTATTACATCGTGCATTTTAAGGAATTATTCGCTCTCGATGGACTACCCACCGATTTCGATGATGACGACGAAGCAAGAAGAAATACTATTGCAAATCTACTTGAAGAATGGGAATTGCTTGATATAGTAGATCCTGACCTCACGGAAGAACCTGTCTCACCTCTGAGTCAAATAAAGATTCTTCCACATAGGGAAAAAGGTGAATGGGAACTCTGTCCTAAATACCATATAGGAAAGAGAAAATAAATGATGGGAATGTGAATGTCTAGATTATTGATAAAGTTTGCAACTCGCAATAGACCAGAAAAATTTAAAGATCGTATGAATCGGTTTCGGAACCTTGCTTCAGGTAAGCACGAAATTCGATATGTTGTTTCCTGTGACCACGACGATCCGACAATGAACAACGAGGATATGATTTCTTGGATGGATGAATTCGCCAAGGACTCTGACCTCGTTTATCATTTTGGTAATTCAAAAAGTAAGATAGAAGCAATCAATACAGACATGGAAGGCGAAGTCTTCGATGTTCTTCTTAATACATCTGAT